CAATTGCGGCTTACTTTGAGCTGGATGATCAGCCGGTCCCGAGTGTGCCAAAGCTGGTGAGCGATTTTGAGGGAGTGCCCATCTACAGCCGTCAGCAAAATGTATTTAAGGAGGTCAAGGCATTCTACGATACTTGGCACAAGCCGATATTTTTTGGCGAGCTGGGTTGTGCAAGCCGAGAGTACGGGGCCATGCAGCCCTGGTCAATGGAGCCAAGTCAGACGGTATCAGAACAGGTACAAGCCAATCTGTTTGAAGCGTACGGCCGGAAATTCGGACCGTATGATTGGTTTATGGGCTTTTCGATTTGGCAGATCTCCGACGATACAAGCCCATATTATCCCGTCGGCAAGCAGGCGGAGCAGACAATTATGTCCGTATTCGGGGATTTGTTTCCGGATCCTGACCCAGAGGAGACACCCGACGACCGAATTCTGATTCACCTGCCGGGGTATTACAAAGACATCGAGGACTTCGACGAGCTGGCCAACACGGAGAGCATTGAGCTCAATCTGCTGGATGAGGCCGTGGATCAGCTCTTTAATGACCAGTTCGTTGAGACTTCCGGCTTGCAGGCTATTAAGCGGCGCGAGCAGATGTTGGGTATTCAGGCGGATCCCAAAACGGAATCCCTTGAATTCCGACGCCGCCGGATCCTCAATCGATATCAGACCAAGCCGCCGTTTACGACCAGGTATCTGCAGCGGCAGCTGGATATGCTGGTTGGTCCAGGTATGACGGTCGTAACGGTCGATTATGCTGGACGAGTTTTGACGATAACGGCGAGCATCGACAATGCCAGTGTTTTTAAAGAGGTGCTGCGAACGGTCGAGACGATCAAGCCGGCAAACATGTCCTACCAGCAGAATACTGCGCTGGAGGGTGGCATTGAGCTTGAGGAGCACATCGGCATGAAAGCAATGACATGGAATTATAAGCTGGACGGATCCTGGAAGCTCGGGGAAAAGCAGTTTGTATCTTATGGAGCGGAGGTGCCTATTAAATGATAACTGCAGGCCTGTTACATGATGTGGCGGACTATGTGAACGGCAGGGTGGCCAAAGTGGTCATCAACGGGGCTTATGTTATTTCAAACTTTGAGGTCAAGGCAGTTAATGATAACGTGCTGGCGCTCAATTATGTGGTTCCTGCTGCTGAAGTCTCGCTGATCACGCTCGTCGAGCTTAAAGACGCTGCCGATGCCGTGTTGACTTCAAATGCGGTTAACATCCCGATTGCGGCTGATCACCTAATGCTGCAAACGATAGAGGTTAAGGAGGTAACAGCCTGATGGCCAAAACGAACTGGACGAATGATGAATATGTTAAAGCACAGGACATGAACGACATCGGCGAGGAAATAAACAGTCTCAGAACTGATATAGATAATATTCCTGACGCGAGCCTGACTAAAAAAGGCCTCACAAAGCTGTCGAATGCTACTGACAGTGTGTCAGAGTCAGAGGCTGCTACGCCAAAGGCTATACATGACGCACTTATTAACGCTAAATCTTATACAGATTCAGTAAGGGTGATACCTGTAGACAGCTTGTCGCCTGATTCTGATATTACCGAATGGCCTGCAGGTACAAGTATTATGGGGCTAACTCAAAGCGGATACACACAACAGCAGTGGACAGGGTCCATAGAAATGGACATTGGCGCAGGAGGATCTTACTCTCAAATAATTAAAACATCTGTGATAATTGATGCTAACGGGAAACGTACTTTAATGCAGGAGGCTTACTGTTCTGCCGGTGATATAGATATGAACGGGACAGGTCCAATAGTATTCCAGAGATTATTCTTTGAGGCTATAGTGGGCAACTGGTCACACTGGACTAAAGTAACACAGGTTTCTGATATCCCGCCTGCAAGCTTAACAAAGGCCGGCATTGTCCAGCTATCCAGCGCTACGAACAGCACATCTGAGACGCTTGCTGCAACGCCCAAAGCGGTAAAGGCTGCGTATGACTTGGCGAATAGCGGATTAGTACCGCGATCTGCTGCAGGCGTGAAAGATTTCAACAATCTAACAACTCCAGGCATGTACACCATAGGAGAAGCTTCAGAATTAACTAATAATCCCGGTGCTGCCGGTTGGGGGTTGCTAGTTGTAGAGGCTACCAGTCAGCCATACATTGTTCAAAGGTTTTTCGCCATTGGCAATGGTGGTGGCAGAATTTTTATGCGTGCCAGGTCAGAAGGAGCAGCAAGCTGGACTGCATGGAAGGAGATTGCAACAACTGATAAAGTACAACAGCCTTTGACCAATGTAAGACAGGTCGAGCTTGGGCTTAACGTACCTGGTGCAGGACAAGTTTATATCGATTTTCATTCCGGGGCTTCGGTAGTTGATTATGATGCCCGCATAATTGCCGACGGGGGTAACGGAGGCAATCAAGGGGGAAACCTAAACCTTCAAGCTGCAAATATATGGCTGAACGGTGAATCATGGGTGGATAAAGTGTGGATCGCAAGAAATACTGCATTCGGCCCTACTACAGCCCTTGATTTAGCTATGGGTGACAGTGACACCGGTTTTGATTGGGTGGAAGATGGTAGGATTGATTTTTACTCAAACGCTCAGGTGCCTGTTCGGTTGATCGGGCAGGACTTTCAATTTAAAAATGCTCAAGGTTCGTATGAAAGTTTAAGCGGGGCAATTAATAGTTTAAAGCAGCTCTCCAATGACCAGAAAGCTAAATGGGCTGGCGTGGTTGTTGGAAAAGGTGGTTCTGCCAGCTCGGATATGACGAGTGACCAATTAGTAACGGTAACAAATAACCTGACATTCAGACATGCATCATTAAATGATTCTCTCCGAGTGGATACACTTGGAGAAACAAACCCGAACGGGCAAACGACCACAAAAAACGTATTTACTGTTCCTGCTAATTCTCAAAGGTGTTTTTTGTACGGATCGGGCGGTATGCGTTGCGAGAATACAAACCCTATCATTGAGCAATGGATTGATTTTGTAGATCAAGGCGGAATTGTCGCCTCTTGCGCGTATCACTCTTTCCAAAACGGGAGTCAGGATCCCGGAGAAAGCCTTGGTCCTATTCGTTTTGACAAAACAACTGGTCAAATTACTTGGACACAAAACGGCTCAGCTCGTTCTGCTTCCATTCCGGGTAATTTCAACACTAATGCACCTTATACAATACGCTTCCGCATGTACTACGCCTATAAGGCAGGCGGCGATGGTATAGCAAGTGTTATCAACTATACCGGAGAAGTAGTCTCCATGTAATAAGTCAGCGCCAGACGGCGTATTTTTTTATGTCCTCGGAGCCGATCTGGAGGCTTTCAATTTGTGAGCAGGGGGAAAAGGGATGAATGAAAAGATAGATCAGATTATAAAGGGTTTGGCTGGAGGGGCTATGATCGGATATTTTTTTGGGGGTTGGACGACCATGCTGGCGTTGCTGTGGTGGATTGTCATCATTGATTTTGCAACCGGCTGGGCGGCAGCCTGGATCAATGGAGATCTGAAAAGCCGGGTCGGTTATTATGGCATCGCCCGTAAAGTGGCCATCTTCTTAATGGTGGCCGTGGCTCACTTGATTGATCGTATCTTGGGAGATGCGCATTACTTCCGGGATGCGGTCATTTTCTTTTATTTGGCCAATGAGCTGTTATCCGTCATTGAGAACGTTGGAAGGATGGGCGTTCCAATGCCGGAGGTGCTGAGAAACGCGGTAAAGATATTTGAATCAAAATCCGGGGAACTGAAAAGTGAGGATAAGAAGGAGGATAACCATGAGCTTCAATCCAAATAAATATCAGATCGAACGGCGCTACATCAATAAGCGTCCGAATGTACGGCCTGGAACCCGACTTGTATCGGGCACCCCGGGCTTTTTTGTTGCCCATGACACAGGCAATCCAGGAGCCACAGCGGACGGCCATTTTAACTATTTCAATACGCAGACCGAACGGGACGCCTCCGCCCAGGTGTTTGTGGATGACAAGAAGATTCTGGAGATCATCCCGACCGGTACCGGATCGGATCGAGCCGAGAAAGCCTGGCACGTCCGTTACAACGTAACGACGGACAATGACCGTTTCGGGGATGATGCTAACGACGTGGCGCTGGGCGTGGAGCTGTGTTACGGCGGCAAGATCGACACGCCGGAGGCTTACAAGCGGTTTGTCTGGTACTTGGCCTACTGCTGTAACAAATGGGGGAAGAACCCTCTGACGCAGATTCCGAGCCACAAGCAGCTTGATCCGGCCCGTAAGAGTGACTGTGATCAGGCGCTGAAGACCATCGGCAAGACCCTCAAGGATCTGATTTACGATGTGGCCGCCGAGTTGAAGGGCGAAACGGTTGGGCCGGTTCCTTTGGATTTTGAGCCGCTGCCGGAGTATATCGCGAAAGCCTTGATCGAGAATTATGTATCTCCTGCCTGGTTCGCTGAGCAGCGAGAAGGAGATGAAGTGGGCAAGACCCATTTTCACAACCTGGCGAACAACCTGCGGAGCGCAGCGGGCATAAAGGAAGACGGCACGAAGCTTCCTGGGCCTGTTAAACTGCCGAAGTCGAACGCCCAGGAGATTATCTTCCGTTGGCTCTCTCCAGCCTGGTACAAGGCGCAGCGCGGCGGGGATAAAACAGGGATGCAGCATTACAATAATTTGGCCAATTACCTGCGGCGAGCTGCGGGTATGCCGGAAGAATAGGGGAGAATGAGACATGAACAAAATCGATTGGAAAGCTAAGTTGTCCAGCCGTAAGTTTTGGGCGCTGCTGGCTGGTCTGGTAACTGCCGTAATGACTGCAGCAGGCGCATCGGAAAATGATGTCGCTCAGACAACCGCTGTGATCGGTGCCTTTGCCTCCATCGCCGTGTATATCCTGGCAGAGGCGTATGTGGATGGGAAGACAAAGGACTCTAATACTCCAGAATAATTGTTGGTTCTGTATCCTAAACAGCCTTAATACGCACAACAAGGCTGTTTAGGATTCTAAAATAGAGTTAATTTCTTGTTGGTCTTTCTGGGATAACTGCTGCAATAAATAGTTTTGCATATGCTTAGTCATATTATGAAATTTTTCTCTGTATTCACAAATTAATATATACAAAATATTCTGTATATTACGAAAAACTTGGCGGGCTATCTTTTCGACTTCCTTTTCATTTACCTTATGAAAATCTGAAAGGACAAGTTTGTTGGTAAAAGATGAGTCAGCAGAAACATGAACAAAGGTACATAAGTCAGCATAATCGCTACACAATGCAGATACTTTGCTGTGAATAGGGTGATTATGTTTATAAACTTCTAATATACGGTCATTTATTCTTGAAATGGATAATTCCGAAAAATCAACTCCATTGATTGTGAGTAGAAATCTGTTGAACTCCTCA